AACTAAAAGCATTTGTTGCACATGGCACTACATTTGGTGCTAAAACAGGCGAACATGACGATCTAGTAATGAGTACTATGCTTAATGTTCGTATGCAAAAGATACTTGCAGAATGGGATCCTGCTATATATGAGAAGATGCGTGATGCAGATTCTGAATCTAGCGTAATGCCCATGCCTGTGTTTATTTCATTCTAGTAGCATAAATAACAGTATGACAGGATTAGACAGTATAGCAAAACAGTTATTTGAAAAAATTCGTAGTCGTTTTCCAAAAATTGTAATGGGAGACGAAAATGGCGCACCTACATCAGATGAAGGCCAAGCACGATTTTATGACTTTGATTGGGTTGTAAATGGCGAGAACCAAGGCGCCGTTAGTATTAGCATTAGTGAAGCGGAATCATTAAAGGTCTATTACAGTCAAAACATGTTAGAAAACTTACCAGAGCCTATTGAAAACGAATGGTATAACTTTTTAAAAGAAATGCGTTTCTTTGCTAAAAAGCACATGATGGGTTTTGATACTAGAGATATAGCAAAGTCAAATTTAGACAAACGAGATTATCAATACTTGGCAAACAAACAAGTTCAGGAGTCAACAATGTACGGAACAACTAAATCTAGTTATGAGGAACTAGACAAAACAAAACTCATTATTAGACATAAAAAAGAAATTACACCAGAACAGTCAGGTGCTAGAACTAGACATATTAGTTCTTTGTTTATTGAAAATGAATCAGGAGAACGTTTTAAATATCCTTTTGCTCATCTAGCAGGTGCTAGGGCAATGGCTAGACATGTTGCTAACAGTGGCGTCCCTCATGACGACTTTGGCAAACATATTATTTCAACTTCTGAAAACATTGCTAAACTTACTGCATTTAAAAGATTCGTAGGTAAAAAAGATTTTATGAATACAACTTCAAATGATATTATTGAAGGAAGTAATTTAGAACTTGATAACTTAAGATCACATCTTAAAAAATTACAAGGTCAAGGTTACTACGTACAATCAAAAGAAAATTTTATTCCTGTTGAAAGTACAGGCGAAGAATTGGGAGAAGACATTATAAATGATCTTACCAATGCATTTACAATTCCGCAATTTAATGAAGAACTAAAAGATATGTTCCCGTTACTACACAGTATTCATCAAAAGCGTGTTGCTGAAACTACAGTTAGTTTAGATGATGTATTAGATGAAAGTGATGATAGAATTATTTTCAAAGGCAAAGAAATTGACACTGATACTATCGAATACGATATGCAAGATTATAGTGATATGATTGCTCCCCTTGAGTATGCAAAATACACAGATGGCACAGAAGTTGATGATGCAGATTTAGGAGATTTAGATGAACTTCCTGCAATGATTGATTGGATTGCTCAAGACTACACGGATAGAATGGCCGACCAAGCAGACATGTATAGAGATATGGAGCGTGAGCGTTTTGAAACCTCTAATACTCCTGAAGACGAATTTGAAGAATGGGCAGACTCTGTAGTTGACGAAGCCTTAGACAAACAACGTATTGATATGTTAAATAAAATGATTGGCAAATCACTACCAGTAGGTCCTGATGCAACAAATGCAATAAACAGTCTCAAAGGTATTATTGAAGACGAAGGACTAATGAACGAACTAAAAAGTTTAGCAGAAAGCGACCCAGAGTCCTGTGCTAGACCCGCTATCTATCGTTATCTTAAACAAAACGATCCTGAAGCACTAGATGATCTAGACTTTGGTGATATGACTATGGAAGATGATGACGATACTACAGATGTAACTATTGATAAAGACGGTGCTATGAAATTAGCAGGCGACAACGAAGAGCCAAAAGATGAAAAAGCATCTACCGAAGATATCATTGAGTTTGTTCGCTCATTCTATGACACAGAAACTGGAGCGTTTCCAAAAGGTGAAACTGGCGTGGTTATTTCCGCTCGTAAGCGTTTTGGTGATTCCGTAGGGGATCTAGTCGAAAAGTTTGTATCTAAACTTACAGGTAACGAGGTACAAGTTGAAGATGATCAAGATGTAGAAGAAGGTAGCATTAAGTATATGCACAGTCTTAAAGCCAAAGGCCACAGCGATGAGGAAATAGCAAAAGAGTTGGACATGACTCCAGACGAAGTCCGTAAGGCAATGGCAAAGACGAACGAAGACCTAGAATACATTAAAGACAAATTGGCTAAATTAATTAGATAAATTCAGAATTATTAGTTGACTTTATAACAAAAGGTAACTATAATATAGATATGTTGTTAGAGAAACATATCGAAACGTTCGATAATCGAACAACAGGCACATAAAGGCAAAACATATAGGAGGCTTAAATTATGGCAACATTAGCAGAAATTCGTGCAAAATTACGCGAACAAGAGTCACGCACAAGTGGCAACAACAAACAAAGCGGCGGCGACAACGCAATTTACCCACATTGGAATATGGCAGAAGGTAGCGAAGCAGTACTTCGTTTTCTTCCTGACTCTGATCCTGAAGCAACTTTCTTTTGGAAAGAACGCTTAATGATCAAACTTCCTTTTGCAGGTATTAAAGGACAAACTGATTCACGTCCAGTGACAGTTAACGTTCCATGTATGGAAATGTATGGTGAAGCATGTCCAGTACTACAAGAAGTACGTGGCTGGTTCAAAGATCCTGCATTGGAGCAACAAGGTAGAAAATATTGGAAGAAACGTTCTTATATTTTCCAAGGCTTTGTAGCAGAAAATCCAATCAGTGAAGATACTACTCCAGAGAATCCAATTAGACGTTTTATTATTGGACCACAAATTTTCCAAATCATTAAGGGTGCATTAATGGATCCTGAGATGGAAGAACTACCTACAGATTATGTACGTGGTGTGGACTTTAGAGTTAAGAAAACATCTAAAGGTGGATATGCTGATTATTCAACTTCAACTTGGTCACGTAGAGAACGTGCAGTAACTGAAGAAGAAAAAACAGCAATTGATACACATGGATTGCATAACTTAAATGACTTTTTACCTAAAAAGCCAACAGACGTTGAAGTTAAAGTTATCCAAGAAATGTTTGAAGCATCTGTTGATGGCGAAGCATATGATCCAGAGCGTTTTGGGCAGTACTTTCGTGCTCCAGGCATGAGTGCTCCAACTGGTGATCCGAACAAGGCAAAAGCGCCTGTGGCGGCACCGACAGCGACTCCTACTCCAGTAGCAGAAACAGTAGCACCTGCGGCTCCAGCACCAACTGCTGAAGCGGTGGCACCTACTGCAAGTGCAACAGAAGAAAAACCAAGTAGTGAACGTGCTAATGATATTTTAGCAATGATTCGCAACCGTCAATCGTAAGGAGTAATTATGGCGAAACCATTCGACGTTAGTAAATTTCGTAAGAACCTCACCAAGTCTATTACAGGATTAGGTACAGGTTTTAACGATCCAACTGACTGGGTTTCAACCGGCAATTACGCACTTAATCATCTTATCTCAGGGGACTTCTATAAAGGAATTCCTCTAGGTAAGGTGACAGTGTTTGCAGGTGAATCCGGCGCAGGTAAATCATACTTTGCAAGTGGTAACATTGTAAAGGCGGCACAAGATCAAGGTATCTTTGTAGTTTTAATTGACTCAGAGAATGCACTTGATGAAAAGTGGCTACAAGCATTAGGTGTTGATACAGACGAAGGCAAACTGCTTAGACTGTCAATGTCAATGATTGATGATGTTGCTAAAACTATAAGTGAGTTTATGAAAGACTACAGAAACGATTATGATTCTGTAGACGTAGAAGACAGACCTAAAGTATTGTTTGTTGTTGACTCACTAGGTATGTTATTAACACCAACAGATGTTGACCAGTTTACTAAAGGTGATATGAAAGGTGACATGGGTAGAAAACCTAAGGCACTGACAGCACTTGTACGTAATACGGTTAATATGTTTGGTGCGTATAATGTAGGTATGGTATGTACTAACCATACGTATGCATCACAAGATATGTTTGATCCTGATGATAAAATCAGTGGAGGACAAGGATTTGTGTATGCATCTTCAATTGTTGTAGCAATGAAAAAACTAAAACTAAAAGAAGATGCTGATGGCAAAAAGGTAACAGATGTACGTGGTATTAGAGCCGCATGTAAGGTAATGAAAACACGTTACGCAAAACCTTTTGAAGGCGTACAGGTAAAGATCCCTTATGAAACAGGAATGGATCCTTACAGTGGATTAGTAGACTTGTTTGAAAAACAAGGACTTCTTACACAACAAGGTAATAGACTTAAATTCGTTAACAGTAAGAACGAGGAAATTTTACACTACCGTAAAGACTGGACTGGTGAAAAATTACAACTCGTGATGGACGACTTTTCTAAAATTAGACATAAGTACGAAGAAGCAGACACATCTATGGAAGATGAAGTTGTAGAATCAGAAAATGTTAAAATTGAGGAAAAAATAAGTGACGGAAATGAGTGAAGACCAACTGATTGATCTTTGGGATATCTTTTCGGAGTATGTCCCAAAGACTAACAAAGAACAATTAGCAATGCAATACGTTAAATGGTGTCAAGATAACGGTATCGACGAAGATACACTTTATGCCGTAGGTGCTGAAGATCCATACTTAGGAGAAGCAGTAAATGACTTACAAGGTGAAAAGTATAAGGACGAAGATAGCGATAATTGGGACGAAGACCCGTATAGCAGTGATGATGATGAGTGGAACTAAATGAATTGGTATTCTAGAATTACTCAAGATATTGCAAACATACCTCCGGCTATTCTGTGGTATGAAGGCGAACTTGAAGAAGCACGTAAGCAAACAAGATTATTTGGCAACTTAGAAAAGCAGGCCGCAAACCTACCAGGAGTTGTTGAAGAACGTTTTGGACAATTACAAGAGATTGAGGCAGTACTAGAATATTTAAATATAGAACTACGTAGAACTAGATCAAAGTTTTTTAAGCAATATTTAGAAAACTATCAAAGAGCATTAAGCAGTCGTGACGTTGAAAAATACGTTGACGGTGAAGCAGATGTAGTTGACTTTGAAAAGATCATTAACGAGTTTGCTCTACTACGTAACAAGTGGTTAGGAGTAATGAAAGGTATTGACATGAAACAATGGCAAATTACTAATATTGTTAAACTACGTGTAGCAGGTATGGAAGACGCTTCCGTATAATATATCATTTTGGAAAACTTTTACTTAAAATAAGGTTGACTTTTATAGTATTATTTGCTATATTAGTTACATAAGCAACAAAAAATTAATTACTTTTTGTTTATAGTGCAAGGAAGAGGCTCCTACCAAAAGAGTCGAACTTGACTGTCCAGGGGTGGTACCCAGGCTTGGTAGTAGAAATACGCTGAGTCACATCGCACTAACCCGCGGGGACAGGTTGTACGGTTTAGAAATGGTATTTCGGTCCGTGCTTGTAGGTGTACCCAAGTCCTACCTATTTTGCTTATATTTTTAAAAGGCTCTTCGGAGTCTTTTTTTTTGACTTTCAAATAAAATTACACAATAATATACGCACATAAATAGTACTATGAAACAGAAAACGATAGTACTAGTAACAGGCGGCTTTGATCCTATACACAGTGGACATTTAGCATACTTAGAAGAAGCAAAGAAGTTAGGCGACGAACTTTGGGTAGGACTTAACTCAGATGATTGGCTAACACGCAAGAAAGGGCAACCTTTTATGCCACTTGAAGAACGTGTTGAAATTACAAAAAGATTTTATATGGTAGACGTTGTTATCGACTTTGACGACAGTGACGATAGTGCATGTGGAGCAATTTTCAAAACAAAAAACTTAAACGATTTAGGTGATAAAATTATATTCGCTAACGGCGGAGATCGAACATGGACAAACATTCCTGAAATGCTTACATATGGTGACGATCCTAATGTTGAGTTCAAGTTTGGTGTAGGTGGCGAAAATAAAAAGAATTCAAGTAGTTGGATTTTAGAAGAATGGAAACATCCTAAAGTTGAACGTACATGGGGTTGGTATAGAGATTTGTATACCATTGGCAAAGGTGTAAAAGTTAAAGAACTTGTTATTGCACCAGGACAAAAACTATCAATGCAGAAGCATTTTAAACGTTCAGAGATGTGGTATGTACTTAAAGGCTGTTGTAAAGTTAAAACAGAATTTAACGGCCATGTAAGTGATGTTACATTACCACACTTATCAAAAGGTTACGATATTGACAAGGAAGTTTGGCACCAAGGGTACAATCCTTTTCAAGAACCGTGTCATGTACTAGAAGTTCAACACGGAGAATTATGCGTTGAAGAAGACATTGAACGCAGAGAGGAATAATAATGAATACAGTATATATTGGATATGACAGCAGAGAAAAAATTGCTAGTGATGTTTGTGAACATAGTTTGCGTCACACTACAGAAGAACCTATTGATATAAAATATCTTAAATTACCTGAACTTAAACGCAGTGGTGCTTACACTAGAGAAACAGACGCATTAGGGTCTACTGAATTTACATTTAGTAGGTTTTTAATTCCACATCTACAAGGTTATAAAGGTTGGGCATTATTTTGTGATTGCGATTTTCTTTGGTTAGATGATGTAGATAAACTACTACAACAAAGAGATGACAAGTATGCTGTTATGTGTGTTCATCATGACTATACTCCTACAGATGGTTCTGATAAGATGGACGGTAAAACACAGCATTTATATCCACGCAAGAATTGGAGTTCAATGGTATTATGGAACTGCGGACATCCAAGCAATCAACAAGTTATACCTAGTATGGTAAACAAAGAAACAGGAAAATTTATGCACCGTTTTAGTTGGTTAAAAGATGAAGAGATCGGCGAAGTTAGTCATGAATGGAATTGGTTAGAAGGTTGGTATAAAGAACCAAAAGATGGTAAACCAAAAGCAATTCATTTTACAGAAGGTGGACCTTGGTTTAAAGGAAAACAAGATGTAGACTATGCTAACTTATGGATTGAAACTGCAAACAAAACAGGTACAGAATGGTCTCCCTTGTAGGAATTAAAGGCTCAGTAAAATCATTACAAGTTTGTCTAACAAAAGGATTAGTACGTCACGGTGATAGTTTTCAAATAGTTGATAACATTGATGTACCGCACAACGCTGATGCTTACATACAAACAAATTTATTAAAACCAAAAATTGACAATGGCTGGCAAGGACCTATGTACCGTTTCATACGTGACAGTGGTAAACCATTTCTAGTTAATGAAAGTTCTTGTTTTAGAAGACATTTAGGTTGGACTAGACTAGGTTGGACAAGTTATAAATGGACTGAAGGAAACTTTGGTAATGAAAATAGTCCACCAGATCGTTGGAATAAATTTCAAAAAGAAAGTGGTGTAAAATTAAAAGATTGGAAAAGTCGTGGTGATAAAATTATTATTATGGGACAAAAAGAAGGTGATAGTAGCCTTTTAAATTTGTACAAAGATTACAATAGTTTTTACGATTGGGTAGAACACATTATATTAGAGATTAAAAAGCATACAGATCGTCCAATACTTTTAAGACCTCATCCTAGAAATTTAAGTCGAGGAACGAAGATGTCGCTTAGACTTAAAAAAAGATATCCAGGATTAGATATAAGTGTAAGTGAAAATGTAGATTCATTGCATAGTTACTTGCCAGACGAGAATAACAACTGTACAGCAGACGGCCTATATCGAGACCTCGAAGATGCACATTGCGTAATTACATATAATAGTTTAAGTTCAATAGAATCAATATGTGAAGGTGTTCCAACTTTTGCATTTGAAGATGGTAGTATGATTTGGCCTATAAGACAACAAGGTTTAGAAAATATAGAAAATTTAAACTACGATATAGATAGAACACAATGGTGTAATGATATTGCATACACTCAATGGACACAAAGAGAACATGCAAAAGGCGAAAGTTGGGCACACCTAAAACCGTTAGTATTTGGAGATAACAATGCGTAAATTTGCTTGTATAACAACATTTAATAAAGACTACTACGACTCAATGGCAAACAAAATGGTAGAAACTTATCTACAGTTTTGGCCTAGTGATATTCCATTGTATTGCTACACTGAAGATATGAAACTACCTTTAAGTTCATCTAAACTTAAAGAACTAGATGTATACGAAGCATGTGGCGAACCTTTAAAAGAATATTTAGATTACATCGGAACACACTTTAGTAGAGGCTTTGCTTACAAAGCATTTAGTTGGGTACATGCTTGTAGAAATATTGATGCAGACACAATTATATACTTAGATGCAGACAGTGTTACTTACAGAGATATAACACAAGAGTGGTTAGAGCAACAGTGTCCTATAGATAGTATTGCGGCGTACATGGGTGTAACAATGAATAAAGGCAAGTATGCTGGTACTAATATACAACATGCTGATACAGGTATATATTGGTTTAACACAAAACACAACTATGCTGAAACGTTTGTAAACAGATATGAAGACATATATCTATCACGTAGTGTTAATGATAGAAGTAGATTTCCTAAACCAAATGATGCATATGTGTTTGCTGATTGTGTAATTGATGCAATAAGCAACGGAGTAAAAGTAATTGACTTCCATCCACAACGTACTGCACATAGTCCACTTAAAGAAACTGTACTAGGCAAATATTTTAGACACTTTAAAGGTGCAAGAAAAAAAGATCCTAAGATGGACAAGTATATTGAAAAAATTACTACAGGTGCAGAACGTAAAGATCTTGATAAGCAAGAAAAGAAAAATAAAAAACACGGCAAACTTAAAGAGTTAGAAAATAACTTTAGGACATGGAAGAAATGAAGTTTAGATTACCCTACAGTGAAAGACATCATTGCCAATCAGATGAAGATGGAATAATTTTACATTTAGTAAAAGCACTTAAGAAGCCTACTAGAAAATGTGTAGAAATTGGTTGGGGCAGTGATGTAAAAAGTCCAACTGGTATATCAATAAATTGCACACAAAATTTAGTACAAAATCACAAGTACAAGTGTACAGCATTTGATATGAAACGACAAATTAATTTACATAAAAATGTTATGTTTCATAAAGGGCGTATTACTCCAGATAAGTGTAAAAAAGTTATACAATTATTTGACAAAGATGTAGATGTT